ACAGCCTTCGTGCATACAACACCTCTATCAAGATCGCCCTGGCTGCGAATATCTCTGGCGCCAAGACCTTGTCGGAGACTTGGGTCGATGAGGTAACCCCGATGGCAGCTGAAGAGCTATATTCATCGCTGTGTGATGCACACTCTGCTTCAAGCGCCAACTCTGTCATTAAGGTTCTAAGCGTGGTGTGGTCTAATGGTGAGCGCCTGCAGCTTGTGAAGTCCAATCCATTCTCAAAGCTGGGCTTGCTGCATGTAGCATCCCGTGAGGTCGTCTGGACTGAGCATCAGGTGCAACTAGCCGTGCGTGCTGCCGACAAACACGGTCTAAGTAGCATTGGCACAATCATTCTTATGGCCTTTGATCTATGTCAGCGCCCTGGTGACTGCCGGCAAATGCAGTGGGCCAATTACAATGATGGGCTGTTCCGCTTCACACAGGAGAAGACGGGCGTGACTGTCGAGGTGCCGGCAAGCAAGACATTGGCGGCTAGACTTGGCGCCATCGCCTCCAATCGCAACCCAGCCGATACAATCGCAATGTATGAAGGCACAGGTAAGCCATACAGCGATCGCTTATATCGCAAGAAAGGCTCAACTTGTCCGTGAACACGCCTGGCCTACCCTCTGACCTGAAGGTGGCAGACCTACGGCGGACTGGCGCCACCCTTCTTGGTAATAGCTCGTGCAGCGAAGACGAAATTAGAGCCGTTACAGGACATCAATCCCGTCAAATCCTGAATACATACGTTAAAACCAACCGGGAAATGGCAGCTGCTGCTCAAGCCAAACGCTTCGAAACGGGCTGTGCGGTAGTATAGTTGCGTAAACTTATCTAAAATGTAAATAAAAATTTAAACTCAATATTTACTGCATTATTTATGTATTCATAAGTGAATTACTTAATATTAGTAAATTAAATTCACTTATTTATGTTTTACGCAATATTTAGTGTAGTGTATTAGCGCTTGACAATCTCCAAGAATCGTGACATAAGTACGTCACTGCTGGAGATACCTAGCGGCCTAACGACGACACGGACCACATCTTGTAACGTAAAATGAAAGATTGATTACTATGACAAACTTCTCTGCGGCTGTATCAGCCATTAAAACTCCAACTTTGTTCATCGCCCCTACGGACCGTATGGACGAAAACGGAGATAGACACCACTAGCAGCTTCCCTGAATTGATGGCTGCTGACTTCGAGGTGCAAACCGAAACCTTTGTTCTCAGAAGACCGCAGTCCTAACTGCGTACAGAAAGGTATGGCTATTCCTGTACCAGAAACTGTCGGACGTCTTATTGCTCGCACCGACACAGATCTACCGCTGGGCGTGGTTGGCGGTGCTTATCACACTGTGCAGAACAGAACCTTGCATGAAGCTGTGCAGAGAGCGTTCGACAATTGCCTGATCTCACAGATCGCCAATCAGACAGTCTTGAAAGAGAAAATCTGTCGTGACGGTGCATTTGTTCGCCTTGAGTATCAGAACCCTGCTTTGTCTGGGACCATTGACCAGCTGAATGGAACAAAGACGCAGGCCAACTTTATGGTAGTCGTACAGAATACGCATGGCGGCACTTCGGTTCGGGTCAAAGCTGCTTCTGTGGACACCAGCTGCGACAACATCCTGATTTACGGATCGAACGTAGAATCCAGCGCAAGGCATACCGAAAATTTCAGCACCGCTGAGATGGAAGAGTTTATGCAGTCGGAAATTCATGGCTTTCGTGATCGGGTAACCAGAATGCGTAAATGGGCTATGACGCCTATTACAACGGATCAAGCAAGTAAGGCACTGTCACAAAGTGGTCACCTATCTAACACGCAGTGTGGCGACATCATGGACCAATTTGCTGAGGAAGTTGAAGCTCGTGGCAAATCAGTCTGGAGCCTTTATGCAGCCTGCACCTCGTTCAGCACACATAACAATGAACGGTTTTATGTGCGCAACAGCGGGAACGTGAACAACGAAGCCGAAGCTCTCGCTAAAAGAGAAGACCAGATTGCTAAAGTGATTGGCTCTCGCCTCTTCTCACTGTTGTCAGCATGAACGGCGCCGACCACGAAACCTTCTGGGTAAGCACTATAGGGCGATCGTCACTGTGAGCCTTGCTGCAACCCAAGGGTCCAGTACAGAGCCAAATTTGTTGAGTACAAGGGCGAGTATTTTGTGAAGCCCATCAGCAATCGCCTGTTTTGCATCGAGTGCGGAGACCATGTTGGTACAGGTTCCTTCACTCAGGCAGGTCATAGACAATAGTGGTAGCCGAGTTGAAATCGCCGGCGTTGAGATTGATCTGCAGCACGTTGCCTAACCTCATCAAGCACAGAGCCTCATCCTGTGCCAGGTGCCACCGAACACGGCACCCTCACCCCGCTAGAGTTCTCCTGCTCTGGCGGGGTTTTTTGTAGGAGCTTCCATGTTCAATTATAGAGACCAGTTGGCTGTCATCAGCAAAATCAAAATCCGTGAAGGTGAACATAAAACCTTGGACTGCCCCTTCTGTGGAGGCCATAAAAAATTCACGATCGACCGACTTGCAGATGGACGCCTGTTGTGGAACTGCTTTCGTGCATCATGCACCGTCAGAGGTAGTAAAAATAATGGTAGATCAGTCGAAGCGGCTAAAGCCTATGTTGCTGGCAATCGAAAGCAGGGAAATGCGTCTAAGGCTCTCCCTCTGCCTGCACTTACCACTCGTATCGAAAACAGCATGGAAGCCAGCGAATACATACAAGCCGTTAACTCCAAAGAAGCCTACGAAAACGGCTTAATTGATATTCGTTACGATCCTCGAACCGGTAGAGTTTTATTTTACAATTCAGACAAATCAGGAGCCGTAGGGACGGGCACTTAAAGGTGGCCCTAAATGGTTGAGCTACGGAGACACGTCTTGCGGTATCCATGTCGGAGGTGCTGATAAAGCGGTCCTAGTCGAGGATGCAGCCAGCGCATGTGCCATTTCTAGACTGCCTGACTTCACCGGTATCGCATTACTTGGTACAAATTTAACTAATACACTAAAAAGTACTTTACATAAGTATAATAAAATTTATATACTGCTAGACAATGATGCGACAGGTAAAGCCGCACAAATGACTAGGAAAATCAGGGGACAGGTTTTTCTTAGAACTACTGACCACGATCCGAAGGAACTGGGGATACCCCAACTTCGCAGAATATTAAGGACATAGCGATTACGATCGCTACTTGGGAGAGTACAATGGAGAACAAAGGCAAGCCAATGCGTGCCGTAGTCGTATTCGACATCGAACTTGATGGTGGATTTGACGTTGCAGCAGAGTTTCAAGCTGAATTGAAAGAGTTTGCACAGAAGTTTGCAGACCGTTATGAAAAAGGTGGTGAAGCCAGCAAAACTAATGTTGGGCAACACGTTAGCTTTACTCAAACAAAATCAGAACTGCTACTATCAGAGCGCCGTGGCCCTACCGGTGCGCTAAATAACATCGTTTTCCGTGGCACACGAGGGCCGAACCTTCTTCCCGATATTGTTATGCCAAAATACAGAGACCCAAAACACAAGAATGCGATGGTCAAGGCAGCTAAAGACCTTCTACGGGACGGTGTGCCTTCGAAAGAGATTACAAAAATTCTTGCTGAGAGCAGTGAGGCTTACCTCAAGGCGGTTCCCATTCCGAAGAGTTTTAAGCTCTAACAAACCGTACTCTAATATTTTGGCCTCGATCTCTTGATCGGGGCTTTATTTTTGCCTTACACTGTGTTACTTAATACACTAGCAAACACATTTAGGCGGACAAAATGGAATTACAACTCTTAAAAACACTGCTGTCTTCTGACAGCTACAGGTCGAATCAACCTAAGCTGAAGCGTTCAATCTTCAGCGATGATGCAGCGGAACTATATGACCTCCTCGATATGGCTCACGCCAAGTATGAGCATGATTTGCTCTTAGAAGATATGTACGGCCTATGGATTGCAGGATCATCCAGTGGCAACCAATTCTGAGAAAGCCGACTTTCAAGATTTACTGGATGACATTCGCAACGCAAACGCAATCTCCGCTGATGTAGCGTCAGACGTCATCGCCAAACTGTGGCAGCGGGAAGTTGGCCGTGAGATTACAAACCTCGGCATTAACATTAGCGAGGGCGATGAGAGTGCGATGCCCCTACTCCAAAATTTGATGGAGCGAGTTGGTGAAAGCTATGCGGTAGATGACTTTGGCCCTCCTACCACCACAGACATCTATGAATTGCTGGAAGAGACTTCCGATGAGAACCGCTGGCAATTCAATATCCGCTCCCTGTCCCGTGAGCTTTATGGAATTGGTCCCTGCGGAATTTATGGTCGTAATGGCACGGCCAGAGTGTGGTAAAACCACATTCATCACCTCAATGCTTGCCGGCCCAGATGGCTTTTGTGCGCAAGGGGCAACGGTGCTGTTCTTGGCCAATGAGGAACGCAGCAAGCGCACTATGCTTCGAGCAATGCAAGCCAATGCCGGAATGACCCGAGAGGAAGTAGCAGACGATCCAAAACTTGCTGCATCTCAGTTTGAGGTCATCGAACCAAACCTCATCATGAAAGACACGCAAGAGTGGACGCTCAGTAAGATTTCGAACTACTGCCAAACTATAAAACCAGACGTGCTTGTAATTGACCAAGCCGACAAGGTTTCGATTGGCGGCTCTTATAATAGCTCACACGAACGTATCCGTGAGCTTTACCGGTCGATCCGTGAGTTAGGGAAACGTCACGATTGTGCGGTGATCGGTGTGTGTCAGGCCAGCGCCGAGGCAGAAGGCAAAACCAGAGTTGATTTCTCAATGGCGGAAAACAGCAAAACCGGTAAGGCCGCAGAATGTGATGTGTTTTTAGGTATTGGCAAGCACTCCGGCGCCAATGATGACGGCGAACCGGACAACACCCGCTTTCTGACTATCAGTAAGAACAAAATCTCAGGTTACCACGGAACGATTCCAGTAATGATCGAGCCTGAAATCAGCCGGTACACAGCATGATTGGTTCTGCGGACTTGGATGAATATTACGCCATGCTGGACGATATGGCCTCTAAAACCACCAGCGACTTCAAACCGCTGATGCAAGAGCATTGTGACTTACTCAAGGAACAAATCTGGTTAAATCAAAGGGTACATGCCCTTAATATGAAACTGATGGGGATGCGCAAATGAAACAGCTTGTCGTAGACCTCGAAACGACCGGTGCAAAAAGTCGGCGGTAAAACCGACAATAGTCCCTTCAACCCTGATAATCGTTGCGTCAGCGCACATTTCGGTTGGATTGGCTGGGACACCGTCGATGAAGTCCAGCACTTGGTATTCAATCACAACGAACAAGAGGCTGCAGATGACCCTGCACCCCTTCGAGAGGCGTTAGAGGAGGCTGATGTACTTATAGCCCATAACGCCAAATTTGACGTGCTTTGGCTCGCAGAGATGGGCCTCCCTATTCCTCCCACCGTTTACTGCACAATGGTTGGTGAATATCTTCTGTCGAAGGGCCAACGTCGCCAGATCAGCCTTAAAGCAACTGCTGAACGCAGGAGTGTGGCGGCATGATCTTTACTCAAAAGAAATCTGATCTGGTTGATGAGCTATTCAAATCCGGTGTGGGTTTTGAAGCGATGCCCCTCGACATTGTAATTGAGTATGCTGAGGCCGATGTAAAATCCTGCGGTGAAATATACCTGGACCAGCTGAATGACTTCAGCCTGGACGAAAATGCATCGCTCAAACCCATCTTAGACTTGTCTAATGAGATGCTGCTTTCTTTGGTCTCCATGGAACGCAATGGCATCAATGTTGATCGAGACGCCTTAAACGATGTTGAACAGCAATTCCAAACTGAGAAAAACGAACTCACCAAGCGGCTCAACGAAATTGTTGAAACCGTTATGGGTGATACTCCTATCAATCTAAACTCTGGGGCTGACATGACCCAAGTTGTGTACTCTCGCCGGGTTAAGGATCGGAAAATCCATCAAAGCATGTTCAACATTGGTGTTGGTGCAAACGGCAAGCCGCTTCGTCCCCCTCGTATGAAGGCGGGTGAGTTTCAAAAAGCAGTCCGCACCACAACCGAAGTTGTACACCGCACCGTGGCTTCTTGCTGTGATGCCTGTAATGGCCGTGGCCGTATTCAAAAATTGAAGGTGAAACGGCGACCCATACAAGAACATGTCAAAGTGTGCGGCTTGCTCTGGTGCTGGTGCCTTATACCAATCAACCGGAAAGGTTGCCGGCTTAAAGCTCACTCCAAAAGATGCAAGTTATGCGTCCATCAATGGGTTCAAAGCCGATAAAGAGACACTGCAGCTTCTTATTTCTGATGCAGAAGCGAAAGGCTCCGACATTGCTGTAGAGTTCCTAACCAAGATCAGTCGGCTTAACGCTGTTTCGACATACTTGGACAGCTTTGTGAAAGGCATTCAAACTTGGACACGATCAACTGGTCTGCTTCACACCAACTTCAATCAATGTGTGACTGCCACTGGTCGCTTGAGTTCGTCCAATCCAAACTTTCAGAACCAACCAAAGCGAGGGTTTCCTATACGCAAGTGCGTGGTGTCTCGCTTTGAAAACGGTTTGATTACAGAATTTGATTACTCGTCTTTGGAATGGATTTGCGCTGGAGAACTGTCTCGTGACCCTCAAATAATAGCCGACGTTGAGAACAACAAAGACATCCATCGTCAGACAGCTACTATTATTCATCGATGCGAGGCCGGCGACGTCACCAAAAAAATGAGGGACGGAGTAAAGAAATTTACGTTCGCACCTACATTTGGCGGTATGGGGATGAACGAACTACCTCACATCCAAACCTATTTTCGTGAGTTCTTCAAAATCTATAAAGGTTTGGCTCAGTACCATAAGAGTTTGATGGACGGCGTCCTACACGATGGGATCGTACAAACTCCAAGTGGGCGCCAATATCATTGGCCAGACGCTAAACGATTTAAGAATGGCCGTATTAGCAATGCCACTCAGGTGGTGAATTACCCCGTCCAAGGCTTTGGGAACGATCTGGTGCAATTGGCGTGTGTACGAGCGCATCGTCGATTTAAGGAAACACACCTAAAATCCCTCCTGATCCTTACCGTACACGATAGCATTGTGATCGATACACATCCCGATGAGGTCACTGAAGTGAACCAAATCTTGGAGTGGGCAATGGTCGATGTTTTATCTGAGGCACAAGATCGTTGGGGTCATACTTTTGTACTTCCTTTAAAGATTGAAGGTACGTCAGGTACAAATTGGTTGATGGATTAAATTTAAGTATAATACATAATACTGGTGTATTAGTATTTGACTTTGTGCAACGCATTAGTTATAAAGTAGTACATCCTGCGAAACAGCAGAATCACACATACGTTGTAAAAGGAATTGTTATGACAGATACCGGAAACGCTTTATCACTGGACACTCAATCAGCTGCTAAGTTAGCCGCAGAAATGGGAATGTCAGTTGCCAATAATTCAAGCGGCACTAATGCCAGCCGATTGCCTGAGCTGAAAATCAACTCACAAGTTGATGATGAGAACGGAAATCCTATTCCTCGAGGTCAATTCTACATCAAGGGCTTAGAGACAATAGCTTATGCAGAAAGTGTGAACTTTCGTCCTTTAGGGCATCACTTCCAATACCTGCATTATGATACCGAAGCCAAAAAACTGGCCAATAAATCGGTTATCATGAACAGCTTTCGTGAAGAAGCCCGAGACATCAAAGGCGGTATTCGTTGTGGTAAACCTAAGTCTTCTGTTCTCCGTGATCTGCCGCAAGAGCAACGTGATCGTTACGCAGATATAACCTGCTTTCGTCAGGTTCGTGGCCTAGTCTCCTACAAAGGTAAGACTGTTGATGGCGAAGAGGTGGTTTACGAAAACCAACCTGTAATTTTGATGCTTAAAGGCACTAACTTTAATCCGTTCGAAGATGAGTTTATGAAGGTCATCCCTCGCTCTCGCAATCTATGGGATTATCAGGCCAAGCTGACCAGCAAGCGCCACAAAAACGGCAGCGTCACATGGTTTACGTTTCACTTCGCCCCTGACCTAAAAACCCCTCTTGGTTTAGATGAAACGGTCATGGAAAGCATCAAAGCCATTCGGGATGCAATTCGCTCTGAGAATGATCGGGTCAATGCTGCCTATAAAAAGGCTTTGCGCAATGACACCTTAGATCAAGCCGCCATAGATGCTCTCGAAGGCAGCTTAGACGCTGACTTGGTTGACGTAGCTTGATGCTCGAACCCGAAATCCATCTGATTTTGGATCGTCTATCCAATGACGAACATGACAAAGTGCATGTTGAAGAAAGCTGGATAGACGAAGCTGGAGAAGCGTTTAAGGACGCTCTCCGGCGCCAATTGACCGATCAGGGTAAAAATGACTTCCGTTTGCGTATGAGCAACGTAGGTCGCCCTCTGTGTCAGTTACAGATGGCAGCAGCAGGCAAAACGCCCTCTCGTAAGCCTTATAACTTCAAATTGCAGATGTTGATTGGCGATGCAGTAGAAAGCGTGACGGACGTGCTTCTGAAAATCGCTGGAGCAAATATCACTGGCTCCAAAGACAAAGTCGAATTGGCAGTTGCTGGTACCGTAATACGAGGCGAAGACGATATTGAGATTGACCATAAAGTCTTCGACATCAAAACGTGCAGTCAGTGGGCTTTCGACAATAAATGGAGCCAAGGCTACGAGCATCTGCGGGATAATGATGACTTCGGCTATGTTGGCCAGTTAATTGGCTATGCCAAGGCGAAAGGCAAAGAACCTGGTGGCTGGATCGTTATATGCAAAAGCACTGGCCGGATCAGAGTCGTCCTGTGCGATGTCTCACAAAGTGAGCAAGACGCCGTAAGCGCAAAGATCGAGGCCAACGTCACTGCCATAAATACTAACGCTGAGTTCAAGCGGTGCTTTGAGCCAGTAGAAGACAAATGGCGTGGTAAACCCACAGGTGACAAACGGCTCTGCAAGACATGTGAGTTCTGCAGTTATTTAGGAGCCTGTTGGCCTGAGGCCGAGTTTAGACCTCATCCAAGGTCTGAAGCCAAAAATCCGCCTCACTATTGGTATGTTGAAGGGGACTAATGCCCATAAAAACCTCTTCCGCCAAGGCGAAGGGGAGACGACTGCAGCAATGGGTTCGTGATCGCATCCTAGCTGCATTTCCAAAGTTAGACATTTCAGACGTGCGCTCAACCTCCATGGGCGCAGCCGGAGAAGATGTCTTATTGGCCAAGGCCGCACGGGACGTCTTTCCTTACTCCGTCGAATGCAAATCGCTCAAAGCGGTATCGATTTACAAGCACGTCGATCAAGCGAAGAGCAACTGCCCAGAGGGCGCTGAGCCATTGGTAATTATCAAGGCTGATCGTCGAAAACCACTTGCTGTGGTCGATGCCGACCACTTCATAGAACTGTCAAAGGGAAGTCGATATGAAAAAAATAAAGTTAGATGACAACCAGATGTCAGTTATTCTTCAACTAAAACCAGATGGCGAAGTGATGCTTGCTGCTGGTCATTGCCTTACCAAAGAGTTTTTGGATGAAGAGGAAATAGATGCAGCCCTTAATCTTCTGCAAGGCATAGTTGTTTTGACCAAAGAGCATCCTGATTTTGTATCCAACTTTGGCGCAATGTTCCGAGAATTGACGGAAATGTGGGGTGAAGAATTTGGACCTGAACTGTCTTTGGATCAGGAGCCTACCCCGACCGACAAGGCGAAGAAACCAGCTGAAAACGGCAATGTCTTCAACTTCGCAAAACGGACGATCCACTGATGAGTGATGCAACAGATTTCGAAAAACGCAAAGCCGAGCTTTGGCGTCATGTAGTCGATGGACAGCCTTTGGCGTCTGACGACAGCGTAAATAGCCCAGTGCATTACAACAGTGCTGGCATTGAATGCATCGAGGCAATGAGTGCCATGGTGGAACCCTCTGAGGTGCCTCCTCACGAAGCCTACTGTTGGCAAAATGCTTTTAAATACCTTTGGCGGTGGCCGTACAAGAACGGTCTCGAAGACCTCAAAAAGGCCCGTTGGTACATCGATCGATTAATCTATCTTAAAGAAAGGATTGGCCAATGACCCCTGGCTATGAGGAATTTACCGAACAACAATCGGTTTCACTTGATCCTGACCATTACATCAACAAATCGCCACTTCAAATGGTGACACAGTTTGCACAATGCATGGGTCAAACACTGGATTACGATTACATCCAGAACTCCTTTTTGGACAAAATGCGCTTGAGCTTAGTTTCGGAAGAATTTGACGAAGTATGTGCAGCAGAAAACCAAGAAAACCTTCTCAAAGAGTTAGCTGACCTTGTGTACGTCACATATGGCTACGCAGCGACTTTTGGCTGGGATTTAGACGCCGGCTTACGGCGAGTTCATGCAAGCAACATGAGCAAATTAGGTTATGACGGCCGACCCATATTTCGGGAAGACGGGAAAGTCTTGAAAGGCCCCAATTACCAAGAACCAAACCTATCAGATTTAGTAAGAGGCTAGCCGATGAGTAACTTCAAATCGAACGTGAACCCAATGTTCAGGTCCAAATTTTCAGAAGACATTTTCAATCATAAATACCGCCATGATGGCGCTGAAACATGGGATGCATTGGCATCCACTTTGGTGACAGATGTTTGTGGCGACTTTTTACCAAAGCAAGAAGTACAGCAATTGTACGAGTTTATTCGGGATATGAAATTCATTCCTGGCGGTCGGTATCTGTATTACGCTGGCCGACCCAACAAGTTCTTCAATAACTGCTACCTTTTGAAAGCAGAGGAAGACACCCGTGAGGATTGGGCAGACCTGTCGTGGAAGGCGGAAAGCTGTCTGATGACCGGTGGCGGCATCGGAGTGGATTATAGCGTTTATAGGGCTGCAGGGACGCCCATACAGCGTACTGGTGGCCAAGCCTCCGGTCCTATCCCGAAAATGAACATGATTAATGAGATTGGGCGTAGGGTCATGCAGGGCGGAAGCCGGCGATCTGCCATCTATGCCAGCCTTAATTGGCAACACGGGGACATACTTGAGTTCCTTGGCGCCAAAGATTGGCAAAGCATGAAAGTTGGCTCCACAGGCAAAACATTGTGGGACATCAAGCAAGAGGATTTCAATTTTCCTGCACCGCTGGATATGACCAATATCAGCGTGAATTATGACACTGCTTGGCTCCTTAATTACTATAAAACTGGTGATGTTGGTGATGTATTCTTGGAAAACGTCCACCAAGCCATGAAGTCTGCCGAACCCGGTTTCAGTTTTAACTTCTTCGACAAAGAAGATGAGACACTTCGTAATGCCTGCACAGAAGTCACATCAGCAGATGATAGTGACGTATGCAATTTAGGTTCCGTTAATATGGGCCGAATTAGCGACATTAACGAGATGTCTGAAGTGGTTGAGATGGCTACGAAGTTTCTTATTTGCGGAACTTTAAAAGCGAAACTTCCATACGAAAAAGTTTATGACACACGTCAGAAAAATCGCCGCCTTGGACTTGGCCTAATGGGCATGCACGAGTGGCTTATTCAACGAGGATCACGTTATGAAGTTACCCCCGAATTACACGCATGGCTTTCAGTCTATAAAGGCGTTTCTGACAAAGTTAGCAGAGAAATTTCTGATAGCTTGGATATTTCCAAGCCGGTGGCTAACCGTGCCATCGCTCCGACAGGCAGCATTGGTATTCTTGCCGGTACTAGCACTGGCGTTGAGCCTATATTTGCTGTTGCGTATAAGCGCCGATACTTGCGTGGAAACAACCGGTGGGTCTACCAGTACGTCGTCGATTCCGCTGCCCAAGAACTAATAGATCGCTATGGCGCCTCGCCAGAAACGGTGGAAAGCGCACTTGACCTAGCAGACGACTACGAGCGCCGTATGGCCTTCCAAGCCGATGTCCAAGATTACGTTGATATGTCGATCTCAAGCACGATCAATTTACCCTCTTGGGGCAGCAAACTGAACAACGAGGACACCGTTCCAAAGTTCGCCAACACATTAGCAAAATATGCCCCTCGGCTTCGTGGTTTCACAGTTTACCCCGACGGTAGCCGTGGCGGACAACCCCTCACCAGCGTCCCCTACAGCGAGGCTGTGGCAAAGCTCGGTGAAGAGTTCGATGAACACGTTGAGACACACGACATCTGCGACATTAGTGGAACAGGTGGATCGTGCGGCATCTAGCAAAGCCAGGAGAAATCAAAGGGAGAGATAGAAAATGAGGTTGAAGTATGAACCCGGTCTTTCCCGCAGAGCGTCCCTACCAAGTCGGTTGGAACGCTTTTATTACCAACGAGCAGTGTCGTTATCGAAAAGGTTCCTTTTACGCCCGTGAGTGGCAACGTGGATGGGACCGTGCCTTTTTAAAGAACAAGGCACGCCTTTATGCTTAAACAGTTTGAGCCTGAGCAGTGGGCGTTATTTGATGCCCCTGCAAAACAAGCCGCCACCGAATTTTGGGAACGACTTGGTTTTAATTGCATTGAAAACCCTGATGAATTTGGCATCGACCTATTGGTCAGTGGCAAAGGACGTCAGTTTGGTTGTGAGGTAGAGGTAAAAACGCAATGGCATGGAGCAGAGTTTGCGTTCCCTACCCTTCACATTGCGCTCAGGAAGCGCAAATTCATGTCAGCCCCTAGTCACTTCATGATATTCAATCAGGGCCTCACACACGCCGCTCTGGTTAACAGGAACGTGATTTTAGCAAGTCCACTGATAGAAGTTAAAAACGTCACTGTACCAAGCGGAGAACGCTTCTATGACATCCCAGCATCCCAGTTTACGGTTTTGAATGTGGTGGCACCTCTGAGCCTAAGCTAGCTAGCTCTGAGTTACCGATATAAATGATTTGTGTGCGCTGGATCATTTTACACCTACAGACGCTACAACGAGCCTTTTTGGTGACATCAGCAACTAAAGCGTCTGGACCATACCGGTCCAATAACGATTTTACAGGAACCAGCCCAACGTAGCCACAAGCACATTCAAGTGCCAAATGATTCACTGGAATTGAAGATAGTGTTGTCATGTTCCTATTTTGTTCTCAACTGACATTGCCGTCAATTGGTATGTTTGAACAAGGTTGGAGCAATCGGTCGCATTGCAGCAGGCAGGTCTGAGCTACTTCAAAATCATGGGTTTGCTGTACAAAACTTCAGACATAACTAGCAGGCTCTTTTCCTGACTTGGCCAGCCTCATCCGTGGGGCTGGTCCTTTTATTTAAGACGTAGTTAGGCGCTGCTTACACGGCGCCTACTAAATTTGGGTTTACTGGTGCTGCCTGAGATTTTTCTGCGTTTGCAGCATCTAATTCAGCTAATATATTTGCTTTGGCTTGCTCGATAAAAGTCTCACGGGTGAAGCCAATGTCTTCTAGCTGGCTATCACTCATGTACTGCAGTGTTTGCATGGCTGCGGACAACTGACGGGCTACAATCATTGCGTTAAAAAGTCGTTTAAGCATTTTAGTCTCCTTGCTTTTACAACTAATATTATAGCATTTTTTACGTTAAATTTCATCCCACACAGCTGCATTCCCGTTATGCGATTAATGCAACGCTAGCTCAGCCAAGGATGTTTTACGGAGTTAATTGCTTCATATCGTTTTTGCAGACTAAAGCCTGATCCGTACTTGCCAGCAACATCTCCAGATGAGTGACCTGTTATAAAGTCGTTCAACTCTTTAGCCACGCCTGCATCCCTCAACAAATCCTTTAAGTTCCCACGCAAACTATGAATGACCTTGGTATCCATTTTTGTTATTTTTCGAACATGCTTCATAAGCAGTTTTGAACACGCTTGGTTTGCCTTGCCGTCCTCATCTACCGCATACGAGAACAAGCGCCCTGAACCCGTCTCAGGCAGTTTGAGCACATCTGGTATCGGTACATTGCGCAATGAACCTTGGTTTTTGACAATCACATTTGCATCTTCACCATCAAGTAGAGAGAAATATCTGATGCCATCCTCGGTTTTGACTTGGCTCCAATCCAATAGAGCAGCCTCATCAAGCCGCATTCCTGTGGCTAAAAGTATTGAGAAAAGTAATTTGTCCTCTGCTGGCATCTCTAACGCAAATAAATCGGTGAGTTCGGATTTGTCGAACGGTCGGTAACTCTTCACAACCTCATTAGCACCAAGGTCTTTGAGATCAGCACCAATAAAGGGGTTACCATCAGCCTCACCTTTTCGAATCATAATCCTCATGAACCCTGACCCAGCAGACTTAAATGCCTCTACCAACCCTATGGCTGGTGGCTGACCCCTCTTCTCTTTGACCTCTGCTATGTATTTCTCGGCAAATTCGATAACACTTTTCTGACTGATTTCTGATGGTCGAGGGTTATCCAGTAATCTTGAAATAGTTTCTAATTTACGCAAAACGCCTTTTTTGGTCTTCTCTCTGCCCCATGTTCTGGCTTCGATGTAAGGCCCAATAAGATCGTCCATCCTCGGACCTTGGCCTGACGCTTTAGTTTCCACATCTAAGCCAGCGGCACGGACCTCAGGCACCTCAGACACTTTCGCAAGGTTGTGCCACTTCTGGATTTTGTCTTCAGGTGTTTTGGCCTTTAACTCGTCTGCATGCCAAGCCTCGAAGCTCTTAAAGCCCACATGCTCGTAATTAGGTGACATACGGACTGGGCGAATTTCGTTGTGCTTTATGCGCTCCTCATCGACTAGCCTCTCTTGCATGAAAGCTGCTTCAATTTTCAGCTGCCAAAAGTCGCTGACGAAGTTATCCTCATGATAACGAATTAAAATGTCACCATGCGTCCCAGAGGCTGCAAGCATGTCAGTGCCAAAAGGTCCTTTAAAACCGTGTTTGTTGATAAACACGCTCTCGACCATAATATCCATCCGACGCTTCACGTCACAAAGCTGCTTATAGCTGTTCTTCTGCGAGAATGAGAAAACAGGGTTACTCTGCTCCCATCTCCGGCCAGCTTCTTGAAGAGCAACCATAGCGCCTTCTAAGCGTTCTGCGTCCTCGTCCGTCTCAGGTGTACCAATTTCTTGCGTAAGCCTCTCAAATTCTGCATCAGCAATTAGAAAGTCTTTAGGTGGCTGTGACCCACTAGCTTTGATGCCGATCACTTGCGCAACAGCCTCTATCAAGGATTTGGCGTAGTCCTTGTCATAATCTTTTTCTTTCTGCTGTGCGTCATCAAATTTTTTGTAGATAGACGCCGTGACAGCGAACCGTCTTTCTTCCGCTAACCGCCGATCTGAGGTTCCGGTAGTCGCTCTAATTTGTTTGCGACCTTTGAACAGTGGACGTAACTCTGACGGAATCGTGCATTGAAAATACCAGCTGACACCTTCAGCTCTTTGGACCAATTTACAATCAGGATACGTCATATACCAGCTCCATAATGCCACATATAATGCCAGTGATAGTGCAAATAAGCCTTATATACAAGGGTTATCATAAAAAAAGGGGTATGGCGGAGACGAAGGGAAACGGCATTCTCCGCCATTATAATTTGGCATTACTGAATTTATTACAATATAAACAATAATTTACAGGTTATTTTTGCTAAGCTAAAATATTAAAGGTAATGCCATAAATAATGCCATTTAATGCCACCATTTACGAACTGATTAACCTCAGGTGCTAGACAATATCGTCTCAGCTAGAAGCTGACCTGCTTCAGACAGTGAGTTGTGTCCGTCAAACAACTGCATTTCACGTCCGTAATCCATGGCAGCTAAGAGTGAACCGTCTGGTACCTGCTTCTCACAATAAGCCAATACAGCTTCGAACTTCAAAAATTCTTGATGCTTATTCATATCGTACAATTACTACCGCTTATTGATTTATAGGGTGAACAGCCCACGCTGCGTTCACCCACATTCGTGGGCCGTCCTGCGACCAGCGCCCGCCTCCCAGTCGAACACCGATCTCCCTCGGAGAAGAAAACAACTATAAGTCATTTTCCCTTCTCAGGTGGTTCATCTGCGATCGACTTCAAGTAACCAAGGAAAAAGCCAGCCTCTCAAAGTGAGAAAGCTGGCCAGTTTGTCCTTACACTACGATGGGAAGATAAATTTGTTAGAAGGACAATCTTCTGAAACGTAAGACGCTGCTCCAAGGGAAGTACGTCAACACTAAACTCAAGTGTCATTTTGAGACAACATCTTTTTACCGTTATGACAAAAAAAAGGCCCCTCCACTGGAAGGGCCAATTTATAGTCAGGTGTGGATCACACGTTAGTAAAACGGTGTGGTCGCTCCGCTATTGGTCCATGTATATGATATGTCATAAATGAACCCGGTTTCTGCAGAGCCTTCTACCATGAGATTTGCGTTATGGGTATTGCCCATATTGTTGTAGGCATCTTCCATCGCATTTATCATCTCTCCTAAGTCATCTTTCGTGAGGATGATTTCCAAGGCATTAACGGCCTCAACTTTCATGGTCTCTTTTGGCTTTACCTTTGCGCCTTTAATCTCGTCTATCTTCATTCAACCTTTTGCCTCATATGGGAGAGGGGGCCATGCTATTTGGTACACAGCACCCCAGTTTCGTTTTTGGTCACCACTTTCCGTCCGCCCATCCATATTTAGATATTTAGATGGTGGCTCACATTACCAAATGTGCCAAAGGCGGATCAACGATTTTTTAACAAATAAATCCTTAAAAAATGCTTGACACTGTATTTGGGTGATAAGTGATATTCACTTTTTGTTCATCGCATTGAAACGAGTGATCTTTTCGTAAAGTCCCATATTATCGCATACATCTTGTTTTCGTGACACCTGTCACACAATATGTTGTATTTAAAATTTGCTTGACCCTTATGTAGCGTTATGTGGCCTCAAAAGGTTTTTGGGATCATCCAAAAACTCGACCAAAACCCGAATCGGCAGGTTTTCCAAAACACTAAATGTAGTGTCATGCTGAGTCACAGGCAAAGGAAAAGGCCCCAAAGGGCCTGATCCATTTTAGCTATGCGGCCAGCCCTGGACGATCAGGAGGCACCTGCCCCGCTTCATCAACATTGGAGCAATCTGTGATCAGGTAATCCTCATTTGGATTATATTCGAAATGATCGCTGTCAGTGATAGCATGAACGTCCACGCCATAGGCGCCGGGATATACAATATGATCCTGGCCGTTTCTTGATGCCTCAATCAGAGCGTTTCCAAATTCTAAAAGCCGGTTAGCTTCGGCTAAAGTCTCCAGACCCATCTGTTGAGCCATCTGGTGGGTAAGCTGCATTTGCAAACCCCTTTCGTTAGTTACAAAGGCCCTCAAGGAGCACCTTCAGTTTTGCAATCAATCCCGTTTACGATGCTCGTCGTAGCTGGTCAGGCCACAACTCCATAAACGATTTCAACTGCCTTAATCGTAGCTACCAATAGACCGGTATGCGCCAACATGAGACTAACGTAGCCGGGAAATTTGCATGGCGTAAGGGGCAATATGGAAAAAAGTAGGGCTATGTACTTGAAAACAGCTAAAACTGAGGCTCATAACCTTTAGGTCGTAGGTTTCACCACTTTTCCGGAAATTAAGGCACTTCAAATCAATCAATTAGAGCCATTTTTTTGGGCCTACGACCATAAGGTTATGAGGTTCTGCCACGAAAAAAACTTTCGGTTTGGAGGCTAAATCGGCTGATTTACGCAAAATTAAAACTTTAATAGCCCCTGAAACTATGTAATCTACGAATCAAGCGGGAGGTTTGGTCACCACTCGTCGTTAGTTACAAAGGTCCTCGTGGTGCAAACCACGGGGATTTTTCTTTGCTAAGGCACCAAATCCTTCATCTGTTGACTTACGTTGTTTTGATCCTCAAGAAAACTGACTTCGGCATTCACTCCCTTGAGGAAACCAGTCGTCAAACCAGTAATCAGATTTTCTTTGACTGCTAGGTCCATTGGATCAACGTCGTACTTGCGAGACAGCCTTAAATACTCATCTGGATTTGCGAAGATGTTATCCAGCATCATTTCGGCTCGACGAGTTGGGTCAAACTGATCGAAGATACCGCCGGCTAACGCCCGTAGTCGAGCGCCAGGGCGACTGAGAGCCCCGATAAAGGTCATAATAAGCCTGTTGGTTGCTTTGGTAGCCTCTGCGTTAAACACTGTTGGACTGAAGGCAGCGACGGGCGTGGCGCCCTTCCCTTTCCCGACCATCCGAGACACTTCTAAAAGATCACTCAAACCATTCATGAACTCAGGCTTATCGCTGAACAGCAGCCGACCAACTTCCAAGACTTGGTCACTCTCCTGCATTAGGCCGTCGATACTTCCCATTTTGAGGCTCTGTGAACCGCCAGACTCCATTTTGGCTGCACTGACCTTATTGCCCAGCATTCGCATATAAGCCGCTTCCATGCCGTCCTGAACAACTTGGCGCCGAGCCTCTGGGAGTTCAGCCAGTCGTGCTTTGATGTCGGAGAGCTTCCCAATGCCGTCCTTGCTATCACCGAAGATCGTTTTGAAGGCGTTATATGGCCCAGTCGTGGTATCAAACTCGCTGCCCAGCGCCTGCCTGAGAAAGCCTCCCAATTCACTCTGTTTAACTGCATTGCGGGTTGCTTCAGCCGTCTCTGTCGCCAGCGTTAAGACGTTTTCCAATTCAGCCTTACTGCCAGCTGCCTGATTAACTGCCCGAATGAATTGGTTCACCTTTGCAGCCCGTTCGGGGAACACTTGATTTAACGCCTCTGAGTATTGTTGCAGGTTTTCGCTAAACTTAGCCAAGCTAGCCCCTGACAGCCCCTTAGAGCGTATTTCGCCGGCAAAACCGTTGATGACGTCCGCAACCATATAATCGGCAATAGGTGCTGGATTTTGGACCTGTTGGAGCGCCCTAGCCATGTTTGAGACTGCGTCTGCGTTTTGGCCTGACAGGATGTCTTTCACCAAGTCACGGGAACCTTCCTGAAAGCCTGCATCACCAACACCACGGCTGAACACGGGATCATAAAGGTTTCCAAACTCTTCCATGCGACCGCCGCCACGCCATATCTCAGCATAGCCAACTTCATCTCCTACACCCTTGTAGTAATCCCTAGCAGCGGTGGCAGCATCAGCGGCTGCTTCACCGCCATTTTCAGCGATCCATTCAACTTGGTCGTCAATTGAGTTTTTAATGTCGATCAAACGGCGACCAACTTCTTTTTCACCATTGGTGAACGCTTCATCTATCAGTTTGGCGATTTCAGGACGGACTTTCGTGTATAGAACTTTAAAGTCTACCCCACTTTCAGCAATTTCCTTCACCACCTGATCCATTGGAACAGCCTGCGAGCCATCTACAACACGCATGAACTCATCCGTGGTGGCAAGCGGCTCTGTCCTACCATAGGCTTTGCGAAGCGTATTAATTAGCCTCTTACCTAACAACTGCTGTCCAACGGTGCTGAAGTCATTAGCGTTCTGTGTGGCAACTTCTAAGGCGTCACCAAACCCGGCAATATCGAACGTGGTTCCTTCTGGGATAGCATTGTACAGATCATTCTTACGATTGGTCATAGTCGAATAGGCAGACTTCAGACCGTCTCTTACAGATTGGAATGAGGATGTTTGACCCGTCACTATTTCCGTGCCGACCAAGTCTTCGAGTGCATCTAATTGCTGCCCAAACTCTAAGTCATCCCTGAACCCTTTAACGACCGCTTCAGAAGCGACATCGAACTTTTGGGTGGCAGCTACTACCGCTGCATCACCCTCCTGAACAAACTGCCGCCCTTGGCCGGCTAACTCATCTGCAGCAGCACCCATGGTGGCTGTTTGGTCTGCAGAGGTCTTTCCTCCAACTTCTGCAAGATAATCTCTGATCTCAGACTGTAAGACCGCTTGTGGCTGCTCTACTGCCGCAACGGTAAGAGGCGCCCTGCCCCCACGCTGCAATTGGCCTTGTAAGATGCCACCAGCAGTTGTTCGCATAGCTGGATCATCCGTACCTCGCAGCAAAGATGAAACCGTGTCCAGCGTGACTGTTTGGTTCTCATCCATGTTTCTTAGCATTGGGACGACGACGTCTTTGTTCTCTTCGATAGTTTTGGCGACTTGCCGACGCACCTCCATAATCTGTTGAGGTGATGCGCCCTCATCAATCTGAGCCAACTGATTGGCTATACGTTCGTATATACGACGCTCCATAGCACTGCCGCCTGCAATAGCCGCATAGATTGGGAAGAATGCGAACTTGCCACCAAGTTCCAGCAGCTTTGCTCCTACCGGCAATACACCACTGAAACCACTGGTTAGGGCTAAGCCCTCACCCAACACGTTTAAACGCTGTTCGAGGATTTTATCAGCTTCTTCATCACCGAGGTCGATGCCATTCGAAATAGTCTTGATTGCTGCATTTTCCCCAAGAAACATCGTGCCTTCATCGGTAGATGTTGTGAGTGATGCAGCAACCTCTGCTGGTACGGCTGTAGCAAGCGCCCGTATGAGAAGCGGATAACCTTTCACAGCAGTAGAGATGACTCCGCCTGTACCAATTGCCGCTACAGCTGCTGGAACTGCGTCTGTGAGCATGGCATCGGTAAAGCTGTCACCGGTATCGATGTTCACCACTAAGGGGCTTACGGCATCGAGGGCGCCATCCATTCCCGCCTTTTCGGCCACGGCAGCACCACTCTCGACCAAGCCACCAAGGCTTTCACTGCCTCCTAAGATCATTTTGTCAGTTGCAGAAACTGTTGCTGCGGTATCATCAAATTCAGATGCGGCACCAGAGAAGTCACCTGTTACGGTTTTAATTGCGGCCCGACCAAAATTCTTAATCAATCCGTCTTCGCCGAACATTCTTGGCAAAGGTCTGGGAATGAACTCCCTGCGCCCAGTTTCAGGGTCTTTGTACACAGCGTAACCAAGTCCCATGATCGGATTTGTAACATTTGGCCCCGACGTGATGTCATCATATCGTTGTTGCGCATCGGCAAAGGTCATGCCGGCGTACATCTGAGTGCTTATAGCATCTAAAACTTCCGGTTCTGGCGCTGGATCAGGAACCTCTTCATTTCCTATCTCAAAGCCTAGAGCCTCCAATTCTGCGTCAACGTCAGATACAGGCGAATTTGGATCATCCTCATCTTCGATGGTAAACCCTAATGCTTCCAAAGCCTCGATTTGTTCTTCAGCAGACAACTCTTGAGCCATTATTCACCCTCCACAACGACAGTGGTCTGTCCGTTACGACGCACAATTTTGATTTTTTTGCCCAACATGGCAGGCGTAATTAGCGAGCTTCCGTCCACCATCGCTTGCGTGACAGTTTTGAAACCACCGCCACCATCTGGAGTTGTTCCTTTGGCCCATGCAAATGCTTCACCATAGCCTCGCTGGTTGGCATACTCTTCAGAAGTACGTTGGTAGCCAGCCATCAGTTTGCCCGAGGTGTCGAGTGTGTTCATGATTATGGCTGAGCCATCCTCGTTAAGATTCATGATGGCGTCATCTGAGATTTTGATAATCTCACTGACCTTACCTTTCAGACCATCAATAAACCCTTGGCCTGTGCCAGCAGCTACAATGGCAAGTGCCTTTTCAAAGTCCTTATTGGACAAGCCTTGCCCTGATTGACCCAAACGGCTTGAGGCGTAAGTGAAGGCAAACTTATATAGCTCGGCCTCGTAAAGCGCCTGATCTCTGGCGGCACCCTGCACGTTCTCACTCAACAGCGTACTGTTTAGATGAGCCTCAAACTCTTGAGCGTTAGCACCACCAAAGAAGAGTTCATCGGCTGCTTCAATTTCAATGCCTATACGTTTGAGAAGCCGTGGGAATTTTCCACCAATCGTTGTCTGAACTGACGGTGTTCGGTTAACAATATCAGCCAGGTTTTTGGCAGACTGAACCGCAAGAACCATATTGGTCCGAGCCACTTTAAGAGGCTTGAGGAGCGAAGTATTGATCTTAGCAAAATCAGAAGCCAATTCACGCAACTCTCCTCGGTTCTGAGGCTGTCCAACAGGGACAACAGCTTGCCCAGTTGAGAGATCAACGTGTTGTGGTGGGTCACCATCGGTGAGCATGGTAGTTGTAACCTGCGGATCACCTACTGGATTACCATCGTCATTCATCTCTTGGTAAGTCGTGATGAAGGACGGGCTGCCCTGCAGCAATTTGAACGGCTTGTTAGCGTTACGATTAACAAGCAGCGCCTGTAATTGAATACGCTCTTCCTCAGGTGTAGCTTCGTTATCAATTCTCGTTTGGATTGTCGGGGTTTTAACGTCGTCGTAGTCATTAATATCGAACGGCTCAACTTTACCGTCGAGGGCAGTTTGAACTCTCGTCAGCAACTCAGATTTTGGACTAATCTCCCCTTCTGGAGTTGCATCCACTTCTGCCTGAACTAACGCCAACAGGGATTGCAACTCGTCCTCTTCCAGCTTGGCCAAGTCTTCGTTGGTCATTTTGCTGCTTGGAAGGTTGGTTACATATTTCCGAATGCGAGTTTTGGCATCTTCCTTTTCGGCTTCTGACATTACGTTGTTATTATCAATCCGGGCAATTTGCTTCGCCATGTCTGTCGGCGCATCGATCGCATTGATGTACTCATCAATGTCCAAACCAGCTACGGTTTGAGGGAAGATCATTAAGCCCCCATCCATCTCGTCCGTGCGTTCGGCCTCAACTAAGGCTTCATTCGGAGTACGCTGAACCACGCTGGTATAATCTGGGTTCATTTCATCATTGTACTCTTTGAAAGCAGCCTCAATTTTAGCCATTGTATTATATTCATCTGTGGTTGTGTCGAAGGTGCGAGACCCAAATTTAAGCAGCCCGTTTTCATCTACTTTGAAATTGAATTTCTTAGTTTCGCCGGCATTAGCTTTTGAAGCGTAGACAATATCTATGCTTTCGCCAGGTTGGATTGCATCAGTACGGCCGGGTGACACAGCGGCTTTACCATCAAATAGCCCTGTTTCAACCTGCGCAATAACCTCATCTACTTCACTGTCACTGGCCTTGCGAAGACCTTCCCAAACTTTGCGTATTTCTGCACGCCGGCCTTCGGGAGTATCCGCCAATTGGAGGCGCTCTTGTGCGTACCGGACAAAGATGGCGTCCTGAGTTTTTTCATCAAAGACAGTTTCATCTGTAATTCCCAGTTCGTCGAGGATGCCACGCTTCTTGAGGTCTTTTAGAGTGTCGCCAACAAACTGATATTTACCAACCGGTGTTGAACCCAGACCCTTCTCTGCTGCCTCCGTGCCTGCCGGCATATTTGCTTTAGAGTAATTGTGATACGAGCCAGCACCCCGAGCCTGTTGGAACTTCATCAGGTCCGCCATCGTCATTGTGGAAACGCTAATATTGGAAAATTCACCAGTCTGAGCCTGATTAAGCAGTGCATCCGCACCACCGCTGCCACTCTCATATTTGGTCAGTACATTCGAAGTCGGCGCCACACCGGGCATTGGCCCCTGCAGTTCGGGCGCATCGACAACAATATCACCACTTTTGATGCCTTCAGAGAAGAACTCAGAGACCTGAAGCTGAGTGCTGCCACCTTGGATCATTTGGAATGCGTGGTTTTCGACATCTTGTGACCATGGAACCCTTGCAACAGCTAGTGCGGCTTTTGCTGTCTTACGGTTGTTACGATCTTCAGCTTCAGCGGCTTTACGGTCTTCTTCTAACTGATCTCGTTCATCTTTAGCCGCTTTTTCAGCAGCCAACTTTTTAGTTTTGGCGTCTGCTGCATCAGTCATCCATTTTTCGGCAATGATGTCTGCTGCACTGGCAAAAGCCTGTCCAAAATCATCATTAGGGGCAAAACTTAGTTCACCAGATTGTACGGCAGCTTGTGTATCACGCCATCCCATTCGTTGGCTCCTCTTCTTCAACATTTAGGCCCAACATCGAAGCCTGTTCATCGTCTGAAGCCTGTGTGATTTCAGCTAACTCAGGCGCACCCATCAGACCCTCTGACACGGCTTCTGGAGCCTCTTCAGTTGCTTCATCGATCTCTTCAGCTTCATCAGCCTCCAAAATTCCAAGAGCCATTTTAAGGGATGTAGGAGTGATTTTTATGCGATCAGCGTCACCTACGCCCATGTCGTATTTAACATTCTGGCTGTCAGCGATGATACTGATGTAACGGGCAACAGGGCCTGCCATCAGAATAGACAAATCAATCGCAAATTTACCTTTAGAGATGGACTGCATCATCAATGTCGAAACGACGGTTGATATTGGCATGTCCAAATCTAACATGCTGAATACCAACTCGTGGGTTTCAGGCTCTTTCAGCTTTCCTAAAAGATAATCAACACCTTCATCATAGTTGGAAATGTCAGGTGGACGGTGCCAAGGATAGTTTCGAATATCCGCCGTATAGTTTGCCCCGGCGATGGGTGCGTTAAATGTTTTCATCTAAAGGCTCCCTGTTGATTTTTTGGCCTTTTTGGGAGCCTCTTCCATTAAAGTTTCCTCCAATTCATCAAAGTACGCAGGGCTATAAAACAATCCGTCTTTGTTGATGGCAGTAGTTGCACTGGGGGCTTTGCCTTGCATGAAGGCCTTGATGGATTTTTTCACTGCGTCTTCAAACTTCATCTTGGAGTTTCCCATAATTCACCATGAGGTATCCGTCTGGTCCTTCGACCACGGCCTCTGGATTGGTTCGTTGGACTTGCTGAGCTATCACGCCGAAGGGAGGGAATTGATCGGCACCCACACGAATGCCTTCCTCATTCCAGTCCCAAGTATAAAACTTGATGCCTTTCAGAGTGTCGTAGTACTGAATATTGGTTTTTAGACGTTCATCAGATGTTGAAGTGATCCAAGCGGCTCCCAGCTTGAAGAGACCATCCATAAAGCCATTACCGCCTTTGGAGTTAGCCTGCGCACTCATTTGGGCTGCAAGAATTGTGGCATCCCTATCGGCTTCTGCGTTCCAGCCTCTAAAGATATAATCCAACATATTATCCACTCGATCCCACAGCCTATTTTGGGCCTCTTGTGAAATATCCATGGTGTTTTTGACGTCAGCGGCGGCGGCTTCAAAACTGTTTTGGTTGTTGGTGTCGGCAACACTTTGGCGCCACTTAGCATTGGCTAAATCGACGTTGTATTGCATCGACGAGTAAAACTCTTGGCGAGATTGCTCCAGTTTTGCCCTAAACTCCGTACCATCATTTTGTTCCTGCATATTGGTGCGGGTCATGAGGTTTATTTGTTCTTTGTTGTGTAGATCAATCTCAGCATTCAAGTTTGAGTAAAACTTAGCCATGTCATTGGACTGCTCTGCACCAAAAAGACGTGCCGCATTGATGGCAGACTGGTCATTGAATAGTGCTTCCACCATTGACTGAGTGTTGATTACCTCAGCCTGCTGACGATTTGTTAGGTTTTGAAGATCAAGCTCCAGAAACGCTTTGGCATTTTGAACTACGGCCTGTTGTCTATTATCTAAATTAGCTAATTCAAATTTAGCCAAAACACTGGCTCGGTTGATGGTGGCCTCTTGGCGATTATCCAAGTTTTTAGTTGTTAGTGTTTGAAAAAATGTCGCCTCTTTCTCAGCGATTCCTAAGGTCGCCTCCATGATCGCATTAGACATTGCAGCAGTTTGTGCTGTGCCAGTGATACCCGAAAAGGCCATCGTTTTAGATACATCTCGGGCTAAACTCTGCGCCCATGGCGGAATGACGGGGCTACCATTACTGTCTTTAAACTCCGCCGAGATGATTTCCATCTGACCTAAGATGGTGGCCTTACTGTCAGTGTAGCCCCCTTCCCCTAATTTCTGGGCGAGCAGTTTTCCAGAGACCGTAGAGGTATCAATGATGTTGCTGATGTTCTGCGTTTCGAAGTCGTTTAATGCTTCGCCAACAACGCTGGTAGTACCATCCGTATTTGTTCCTGTGGCGGCGCCGGTAATGTCAATTGAAGCCGCTGTAACAAGGTTTTCATCTCTAATCTCGCCAGTAGCTGGATCGACCGTTGTTGCATCTGTACCGAGGCTGTCAGCGGTTGTAGCAGCGTTAAAGCTGACCGCACCAGGATTTTCGACACCACTAGCAGTCACGGCTTCACCAGTAACAACCTCTCCAACTGGAGTGGTGTTTTTAGCGTAATTTGGATTATTTGGATCGAGGCTGGTGCCAAAAGTGTCAGCATCCAAAGTAGGAATTTTTTCAGCTAGCAGAGCACCGTTGTTTCGCAACCAGCCTTGTGGATCATCCATGATGGCCTGAACTTGTTCGTTACTGCCAGCCATCCCTGCTTGTTGAGCCATCTGAAGGATAGCATCAGACGAATAGGCTTCAGCCCCACCAGCCTCTTGGGCATTGTCTGCAGCCTCTTGCATAATTGCGTCGGCTTCATCGTTGTCACCACGATCACGGGCTTCCTGAGCCATTTTTTCGTAACCGGTTAACTTGGTTACAGGGTCCTTGATCGAAAGAGTATCAACTGCCACACCATCAATTTCTGTTACTTCATACGGCATTCCCAGCATGTTGTAGGAATAGGTAAAACCATCTGCATTGGTGTAAGTGACCCTTGTACCACCTGATCCATTCCCCAATTCGGTTTTTGTATCCTTACCGGGATCAATGTTGTTGGCCCAGCCGGCGATTTTTCCAAGAATACCAACACCCGAAACATATCCTAAAGCAGCGGATAATCCTGATGGAGCCTCACCTACAGTAATTGCAGCGGTTGCAGCAGCATTAGTGGAATCCGAGTTCATACTTCCGCTAATTGTATCGCCGGTGTGAGACACGGACCCAGCTGTCAATGCTTGGCCGTCATTATCTCCGCCATCATGAACGAGATCACCGCCTACATATTTCGCTCCATCACTTGGCGTAAATACATTTGCTACACTCTCCGAGAAGCTATTTCCGTCACCAAAATTTTCGCTCCAATAGCTCATAAGATTTTATCCTTTTCTTCGTTGCAGAGCCGCACTCGGTCACGCAGATAGATGTAATTTTTCATAGCCTGAGGGATCGCCTTATTATCAGGCGGTAAGCTCTCAAGTTCGTCTGCAAGTTGGGAGTTAAATCGGTCGCTATACTGCGCAATTGGAGGGCAATATACTTCGAGTTGCGTTCTATAAACCGTTTGACCGCAACCGGTCAGCAAGAGACCTGCTATCAGTGAGATTTTCAGTGTCATGTTCTGCCATATTTTTATAAAAAGTAGACGCTTTTTGTTGCGCCTGAAGCTCGTCTTTAATGACTTTATTCTTTTCTTTATATCGCCCCTTAATATTACCTATCAAATAGATAACGGGCAAAGCTAAAGCGAGAGCCGCAATAATGTATGTTTTGATTTTACCGACAATACCAAACATTAATGCACGCCGTCTTTATGGTCTTTCATTCGAGCATATGCTGCCAGAGCAATGCCGGCGATTGCACAGATGAGAAAGATAGTTTTGAGGCCGTCAGCATAGGAAACTAAGCCCTGAAGCTGGCCTGCTACTTCGTTCAAACCTGTTGCCGCACCAGCTAGTCCAACCCCCGCCATAGTTTTAGATTTGGCTAATGATTTTGGGGCTGCTGCAGTAGGCCTTTGAGCCATCTCTGGCCCACCCTCATCAGACGGCAATTGGGCCTCTGAGGAGAAGATAGCGGCCTCTGCGGCACGTCTGCGTGTGAGGCCTCGTAGGGGTGTCAGCTTGCCATCCACCCGTGCCTTATTCCAACGCATGATCTGCTCTGGGCAGGCATCATAATCGCCAGAGTTTAGCTTTTTGAGTAGTGTTGAACTGCGAAAGGCCGCACCACCCAAATTGAAGACAAATGAGACGAGAGCATCATATTGGCCTTGGGTAAGTGGCACATTGACAGATTTCTTAACAATTTTGCCATGCTCTTCCAAATCGTCCAGTAACCGTTGCTCACTGTAGGCTTGCGTCCACTTAGTGCCGGAGCGGACACCTTTGGTGGCGCCATATCCGCAAGTGTAACGGCCAGCGGGACATTTGTAAGCTGAGACCATACCATCGGACTGCAGTCGGTGCAGACCTTCGAACTTCTTGACCAACTCAATGCCGGACTTTGAGATTGTTTGTGGATGCATAATTTAACCTGTCATTGTGTAAGGTGAAGCAAAGCCACCAGAAGCAACTGCAGGGGTAGCAGGACTAAGATTGCCCATCTGTCCGTTTGCACCTTGCTGTAAGTCACTGAGTTGCTGCAGTGACTCCCGTAAATTTATCATATTGTTACCGACATTTGTGCCAAAGGTGTCGTAGCTCTGGAGCAAAAGGTTACCCATCTCATCAACTGAGCGCAGAGTGGTGTTACCCTGTTGGTCGATACTGTTTTGAATGAGCTTACCGTTGTCATCAAAGGCTGTAGCAAGCTGGTTAAAGTTCTGACGCATATCCATGCTTAGGTCTGATTGCCCTGAAGCAATCTTTGCCATATCTCGTGCCTGCGTAATTTGGTCGGCGTCTAGACCTGCGAGGCCTTGTGCAAATTGCTTATCCAAGTTTGCAACCTGTTGTGCCACCTCACTTGGATTGCCTGCAGATTTTTCTAAACTTTTGACCTGTTGTGTTATTTCACCCTGACCAGAAGCAGCCGCCTGAGCATAGTTGCCGATGTCACTGCGGAGACTATCCGTTTGATTGGTTTGCGCCCGAAGTAGATCGTTGCGAGCCTGACTGGCCAGTCTCTGATCTTCGCCATATCGATTTGTATAAGTATCAAAACTACTCACAAAACCGTCTTGCCCTTCCTGAAGTGCAGTCTGATTTTGAAGGGATTGCAGTGCGTAGGTGTCAGCTGTGTTCGACATGGTATCTAAGTCTGTTTTAATCTCACCCTGACCACCCAGAACATTTGCTTGGGTCTGGGTCATTTGGTTGGATGTGTCTGTGAAACCTTTATTCATTGCCTCACCAGCTGCGGCAAAGTCTGCGGTGTTTGCAGCAGCATTGGCAGTTCTGTTTACTTGCGCATCTGAAAAGCCTTGTGCCTGGTCAACAAAGCCCTGATCCACTGAGCTTTGGATGTTTTCGTTGGAACGGTCCACCGTATCAAAGCGTCCACCCATTTCCTTAAAACCAGCAGTTTGACCTGCGTTCAGGGTGTTAAATTGCTGCTCTGACGCAGTATTGTATTGGCCCAGCAAGTCTTCGATCGATGCAAAGCCTGTTGTGACGTTGGTGTTTACGCCAGAGACACTTGTATCTAATCGATCAAAGCGCCCACTGTTTGCTGCGCTGGCCGCTGAGGCCGCACTTGCAGATGCCGCAGCACTAGCATTGGCTGCATCAATCTGTGCTTGCATTGCCGCATTCTGTTCAGCCAACGCAGCTTCATTAGCAGCTTGCTGTGCCTCCATGTCAGAAGACATCTGCGCCTGATTGGCTGACAGTTTGTCGTATTGTTCGTCGCCCAAACCTGTGTTGGTTACTGTGTCACCACCGCCGCCCATATTAAAACTCCTTTTTGTGAACTACGTCTGGCTGTTTTAAACGCCGCCAGTGGGCCGATACTCTTTTGCCCAAAATTGTTTGTGAGTGTTCCATCATGCCTCGCATGACTTTCAGTGTGCCGCCGAATGGGGCTATGAACTCAATGCCCCATAGCTGAAGTTCATCTGTGATTTTGTCAGGCCGCTGGTATACCTCTTCGTCAGGAACCCAGCGTTCTTGCAGAAAATTGTGAGCTTCTTCGTCTGTTAACCATGCCCATGACACAAAGCCCTTAGGCTTGGTACCATCGTAAAAAAGTTGCGCTTTTTGATGCAGAAGCGGGAATATGCAATAATGGTTAAACTCTACCAAAGTGTATATTCGATGATCTGGGGATTGGTTAAACAAGTACAAGCTGTCGAGGACTGCTTTTTGTAAATCCATGTAAAACTAGCCGTAAATTATAGAAATAATTATATCATTTAGCTAGTGTATTAGCAAGGGGTTTTAGAACGAAAGACCACCTTGCTCTAAGTTCTTCTGATGCAAGTCAGATTGGCTATACGAACTCAGCAAAGTGTTAGTTGATGGGCCTTTTTTACTACCGGCATCTGTTGGGTTAAACGTCCCCGCAAGCACATCTGGAATGTAATACTTATAGTGCTGCCCAAGGGCTTGGTGGTCTGCTATATACATATAATCATTTAAAATTATACTTGCGGGATTATTTCCACTTGGAGGGGCGGTGCCAACAGCTATTCTGGTCAAATCGCTCCCACTAAAAACTTCATAAGCGTCAGTACCGCCTCGACTTATACAATGAATGTTGCCAAATCTGTCCACCTCTAAATCTTCAATAGTAGTACCGGAGGCAATGCTTGTACTGTTCGAATAGGAAAGATCTCCATTAGAGTTCATGACAGCTTTCGAAACAGTACCATTTGTATACCCAAAATAAAATGTTCGATCTGCACCATAACACATCGCAGTTATTTCATTTCCGTTACCGTTTATCTGATAATTGCCTATTCGGTTAAAGTTAAACGCATTCACAACTACTACATTCCCAGATGCTCCTCCAAATACTAATTTATTATCAACCCCAACCATAGCCTCCCAATCTTGACTGCCTACGCCGTTGTATAAATTTGCCACGTTTGAAGGGTTACTGGGAGTGCTTAAATCGTACTTTTTAAAACTGTTGTAACCATTTGGTGCCCAGTACACATAGCCTTTGTAGACCATCATACCTCTTGAGGCGTAACCAGTGTTGACACTTCCAACAGAACTAAGAGTGGATGAATTCCATACTCTTAATACGGAACTATCTACCGAAACAAGGTATATAGTTCCAGCGCTATCAACAAAAGTATCAGCCATTTGTGATGGAAAGGAACCGGAACAAGGTATATTTGTAGTTGTACTTAAACGGTCAAAGTTTTCTGTATCATACTTGACCATACCATAACCGTCTGAACCTGCGCTGTCGCCCATAGCCCATAAGCCAGTTTCATAGGGGGAAAAGCCACCACCAACACCACGACCAAAGCCCCTAGCAGAGCCGCCGCCAAGCGAACCAAGCATGGGCGCATATAGGATTTGCGGCTTCTTAGGAATAATCAAACTCATGGCAGTTACTCCTTACTCAAATGCTGCGAGGGAAGCTATTACACTGAAACCTGCATCCGCTGTCTTGAAAATTGTGAAGCTATAAACGTCAGTACCAGAAGCATTTCCATCGGTAGGTGCGCCACCCTGCCACCTGATATTTGATTGGGAGGCACCATCTATAGTAAATCCTGTCAACATATATGCTGTTGAGCCGTTTGTGAATAAAACTGCACAGGTCATGCTTTCGCCGATTGACATAATACTATTAAGAGTTGTTGTAGCATCACCTCTAAAATTTATAGTTCTATTTGCAGCGGAAGCTGATGTAATATAAACAACCGCACCCTCTGCTAAGTTCATTTCAACCGCACCAGAGGTGGTACTTATGCTAGTATATTTTTCTTTAACTTCTTGAATCTTCAAACCTGTGTTTAGGCTCATGTGCTTGCCGCTGTCGGAATACTGGAAGTTAACCCCAGCACCTTCAATCGTAAGACCAGCACCGTCAGCCGCTGCGCTATCGGCTGCGCCATTTGCAACCGTGATGTTGATGTCAGCAATGTCGAGCGTAGCAGAGTTAATGGTTGTGGTAGTACCTGTTACAGTCAGGTCAGGGATCGTAACCGCACCAGTAAATGTAGCACCAGCTAGTTGGGCGTAGTTAGCGCCCTGTGCCGCAACCGCAGCAATCGATGTTGTACCTTGAGCGGCAACCGCAGCTACCTGCGTATCACCTTCGTTAATAACCGCAGAAACCGTATCGGCTACGTTTAAAGCCTCTACCGCTTTGCCCAAAAACACTAAGTCTTTCGGATCAGTTGTAGACGCAGCAAGTGACTGCGCTTTTGTGTCAATCGCTGTGATGAGCGAGGTAAAATTCGTGTTTGTTGTAGGCATTGGTTTAGACCCCTAAATTCAATAAGTTTTCGTCTTCAAGAGCCTCTACCTTGAGATTGAGGCTAATATCGGATGTTTGATAATCGGATTGGTTTACGTTGAAATCTGATGCGGATGCTTCCCCAGAAACTTCCGCTAGGGATATTTTGCTGTCTCGCATCAGGTCGGCTAATAATCTTGCTTTACTCATGGGGTGCTTTCCTTACTGGAGTAACTGTCGGGGCTATATGTGAAGCCGCCCCGACTATAATTTAGCTATAAGGAGCCGGGTGGCCGACAAGAATGATAACTGCGCCACCACCACCACCAGCGGATAAATCACCAGAGGTTGTAAATTCCCTGTTGCCGCCACCGCCGCCGCCGAAGGAACCACCGCCGCCACCACCGCCACGCTGGTCGCCACCAATGCCACCCAAACCTCCGTTGGGTCCACCGCCATCGCCACCGTTAACTGCTTCGCCAATTGGCCCTGTTGCAGCGTTTGTGTTTGCGGCTATGGCATCACGCCCGCCGTGGGTAGCACCGAAACCACCTAAAGAAGTAACATTAGTGCCGTCAGTAGAACCACCACCGCCGCCAAAACCATGCGGGTTATGCTCATACGCACTATGAGGGCCACCCTGGCCGCCATTACCGCCGATACCATTATCTGACCCAGCACCGCCGCCGCCGCCAGCAAAGCCACTTCCAAAGCCGCCGTGTGTAGCGTTACCATTATCAGAAGGAGAGCCGCCGCCGCCCGCACCGCCGCCTGTACCTGACTGACGGGCTTGTGCGGTAGGGAACGTATATAAGTCAGTGGAGGGGTTGTTGGAATAGGCACCACCCTTGCCGCCAGTGCCATTAACGTCACCACCAGAACCAGCACCCCCACTTCGCTCCGTGTTTGCAAGACCGCCTAATCCGCCACCCCCAGTAATGGTAGCACCACCCATCGTAAACGTAGAAGATACACCGTTATTACCCGTGCTTGATTTAATACGGGCACCGCCAGCACCTACAACAATAGAACCAGTTGTGCCGGGTGAAACATTAAAGGTCTTCATGGAAGCACCGCCGCCAGACCCAGAGCCAAAATCAGCCCCGCTACCGCCGCCGCCAATAGCCACAGCAATAATTTGAGTGGTATTATTGGGAACTACAAAAGTATGATTTCCCGCTTCGTGGTATACAAACTTGGCTTTCGGGGCCACAAGTGAATAACCCATAGGTTGAGCCACAACAGTAGAGCCATCAATCGCAACAAGATTGACTAGCCAGATGGCGTGTTCTCTCCAATCTGGGGCCACACCATCTATAAAGTAAACGGAGTTGGCGAAGACAGGCGTGTAACCATTTGTGATTACCTTCAAGAAAGTTTCTGCGCCCTCGGCTATGTTAGCGGGACTAAAAACAGTATGGGCTGATAAAGAAACCTTGTTGGTGGTGTTGTTAAAATCAAACGTATTTGTAACTGTGTTTACCGTGACACCACCACCACCACCGCCAATAGCTGCCCACGCCGATCCGTCATAGCCTTCAAAGCTAGTGTCATCAGTATTAAACCGGATTGCCCCTGCGGATGGGTTACTTGGTCTTTGAGCCGCAGTTCCGTCTGGGACCGTTAATGAACCAGTAGTGCCGACAACAAGGTCTTTATTAAAATCCCATGTGTCTGTTGCCGAAGTGTAGAGCATCGTTGCTGAAGCACCATCGACTGTAAGCCCAGCACCGTTAGCCGCAGCCGCATCTGACGCACCGTCAGCAATTGTAATGTTCTTATCTGCAACGTCCAGCGTGGTACTGTTCACCGTGGTGGTTGTACCGTTAACAATCAAATTTCCTGAGAGCGTCAGTGCATCGGCGCTTACGGTGCCTGTGAAGGTGGGTGATGCTGCGGGTACTGTTCCTAAGTTTGTTCTAGCCGTAGCTGCATCAGCAACATCGGAAAGATTGTTTGTCACAGCAAGAGTGCCTGTCGTTACCGCATTGCCAACCGCCTCGACAGCCTTGCCTAGCAAAAGGAACTCCTTGCCCTCAGTTGTGCCTGTGGTTGCATTCATTTTGGTGTTGAGATTTGTCTCAAGTGTAGTTGTATTTAAAGCCATTTTAGATTCCTGCCAATGCTAGTGTTTCCACATCGTCGATCAGAGCATCGACTATTGTTTTGTTATAGTGATCTGCCAATTCAAAGGTGCCGAAGCTAACGATAGAAACGCTATCTCCCGCTGCCGCTGGTGAGGCCAAGACCACATTGGCTCCATCGGTTGCGGTAAAGTCTGCGGGTGCTAATTTAATACCATTTAGGTATACATCACAGTAGGTTGGGTCATATGTAGCTGCGAATGATGATTGATTAGCTGTAGCTGTGTATTCTTCACGGTCAGCCGTGCCGTTTACTGACGAACCCGCACTTTGGAAGCCACTTGCTGATCTGACTTTTAAAATTTGGGCGGTTGTATCGAACCACAAATCGCCTTCTGTTACATTTGAACTTGTGGGCTGGTTGGCTCCAACAAAGTATGTATCAAAGAAGTCATTAACACTGTTGATGTTGTTCGCCACAGTATTAACCGCTGCGATTGATCCGCCTGTGAGATTGACGTTAGCGATTGATGCCGCCGTTGTGTTTATAGAACTTATGTTGGTTGCAACTGTTCCTACGTCAGCCTGTGTGGCCCAATATTTTGCAGAGTAGTCACTGCCATCAACGGTGCCGTTTGTCTTGACTGCCCAATCTTGAGCTAAGTTCTGAGAAGCAAGTGCGTTAGCTTCCGATACCGCAGCATTGGCCTCAGATGTAGCTGCCGCCGCTGCCGAAGCAGAAGCCGCTGTAGCAGAGCCTAGAATATTGTCCGTATACCCTTTTGTGCTGGCATCAGTATTGGCGCTTGGCGTACCAAGGTTTGTGATCTTGTTCAGACCCATCGCCAGAGGACCGGACATGTTATCACCAGCCCGTGATACCTGAAGAGCATCCTGCTGGTCGGTATACTGCTTAGAAGAAGCCTCAGTATTTGCTGTTGGTAGCGGTAGGCCAGTTACCTGTAGAGCCTGACATAACCAGGTTGCCCGGTCATCGTGTCGCCTGTGTCTGCTACTTTACCAGCCAAAGCCGTAGTCATTGTGGTGCTAAAGTTAGCGTCATCTCCCAGCGCAGCCGCAAGCTCATTAAGCGTGTCTAAGGCTGCAGGGTGAGGCATCGACTAAGTTAGCTAACCCTACATCGACGTAGTTCTTTGTGGCTGCGTCTTGCAGGTTTACCGGATCAGTAAGGTTCTCAATCGTAGCGGCTGTAGCGCCATCCATATTCAAGCGTGCCGTTGAATGGTCACGTTGTTGAACTGTGATGAACCTGTAGTGGCTGTGACGTTGCCTGTGATGTCACCTACAAACGTACCGGTTGTTGTACCGGTGGCCGTGATGTTGTTGAAGGTCGATGTGTTAGCAGAAGTAATATCGCCAGTTACATCGCCTACCAGATCACCTGTGAAGCCGCCTGTGGATGTGATTGTCGTACCAGTGATCGGGCTGGCTGTGTTGCCGCCGATAACCGTACCATCAATCGTACCAGAGTTAGCATCAACTTGGTTTAGTGTAGTTAGTCCACTTACCGTTGCTGTTGTACCATTTATTGTACCGACTGTAGTGGTGCCGGTTACGTTTAGAGTGCCACCGATAGCTACATTGCCCGAAGCTGAAATGCCGCCACTCAAGAACAAGTCTTGGAAGCGAGTGGTAACATTACCCAGATCGATGCTGTCAGTCGTGACAGGTAAAACCGCATTGCCTGATGTAACTTGAAGTAACTCCCGCCAGACCGCAGCACCCGTGGTATTACCAACGCAAATGTAGATGCGCCCTGTGGTCGTATTCTCCCACATAGAACCGGGAGCATAGCCTTCTGTGCCATCATTGGTAGCTATTGGAGTAGTTGTAGCATCCAGCTTGTTTTTACCACCAATACCGCCATTGGCGGCAGGAAGGTAACCTGAAACTGATGTTGCTAGAGGTATCGGAGGTGCATCACCCGTGCCGCCGGTGTGTCCATGACCGGAAGTAGAATTAAACGCAGCGAGTAATTGGTTAAATTCTGCATTAAGTGGCGGAGCGGTGATCGATGATCCGTTAATAATAGAAGCAGTACTTTGTCGTGTATAACCTGCCATCGTTTATCGTCTCCCTGCGGTAGAAAATTCAAAGACCAAGCCTTGAATACTGAATGGTTCTGTTTGCCCGTCGGTCACAAAAGTGGCCCTAACCGAGAAGCCCGATCCTTGAATGTTGGAAGTCATGATTGGTTTTGAAGCGCCGCCATAAATGACATTTTCACCATCATAAGTGATGTTCCGACCGTTATAGATCGTTGGGGCGCCAAGAGTTTCTTGAGTGTAGGTGCTTGGAACAGCGGTGTTATAATCACCCCAGTCGTAGTCTATGGCTACGTTCATCTCAAAAGGCCCTTCGGCCCTAACAAAGGTGTTTAGTTTGCGTAATACTTTACGTTGCTCAGTCTCGCCGAAATCTAAGTACGGCGTCGAGTAAATCGAGATAATACTGGAACCATTAAACGAGGTCCCACTTTCTTGCTGGTATACGTTTCCATCATGATCACCATGAAGGATCAATTCACGAGTGCCTACATAATCGCTGGTGCAGCAGGAGGCTCTGATACCTAGCAGTTGCCCAAATTCCCAACCAATCGACCCAGATTTGTTGGTTAAGCCACCAATGATGCCGATGCTGTCATTAGTTTCAACAAGAGAACCCGCAAAAGTAGAAGAAATGAAATATCGGATTTGTGATTTCGAGCGAACCACAACTGCTGTGAGGGCATCCATGTCCTCATTTTGAATGATCTCCACCAAACTGGACTGTATCGGTTTGGAAAGGGTTTCAATTTCAATATCGCCAACCCTAGAGGTACCGGCAACCGGCCGGAAACCATCAGGCGACAGGAACATTAGATCACCACCGATTTCCTGAACGCTGTCACGAGCAACGCACCCGATATTTGTGGTTACATTCTCTAGCGCAAATTCATCTGAAGAATTTACGGTGATCTTTTTAATGTTTTTGTTGCCGAAAACGAAAAGGTTATCTCGGAAGGGTTTGATTTGTACGACGTCAAAACCTGCAGCCAGTTGCCCAGCACCAGCCGCTGCCGTCCAAGTGTAGGGATCATTGGGGGCGCTATGAGCGATCGCAGCCCTTGAAGACTCTTGTCCCGCTAAGAACAAGTGGTTTTCAAATACGTCAACCAATGCTGGAGCGTTTAGGGCTAAAGCCCCTCCCCCAGTGCCTGCTCCAGCATTATGACTACTTCCAGCGGTATATCCGCCAGCATTAGTAGTTTTAATTTCTTCCCAGTGCAGACCGTCAAATACGATGGCCTCGTTCACTCCATCAACGAAACAGATTTTATTGCCAGTACCAAAATTGAATTGGACGTGACGCAGGCGGTTTACGGTGAGGCCATTTGCCGACATCAACCGACTTGCGCCATGATCCAATGTGTATTTTCGCCAACCGATGTACGGCGTGTGATAGTAAAAACTGTAGGTGTTAGCGCCGACGTCTTTCCTGGCGGCAATTATGGTTGTTCCTGACGTTACATCGTTTTTAAAGATTGCTAATCCGAGGACCTTGCCCTCGCCTGTCGCAGCACCGTCAATGGTGACTTCACCATAGTCTCCATCATATAACTCAAAGCCCTGAATGCGCCGATAGCCACCGAATAAAGATGGTTCATAGTTCAGCAATCGAGTGGCGGCGCCAGGACTGTTTTCAGACAGGTCTAAGTGGTTCTCATTCGAGTTGAGACCTCCACCACAGACGAGCTTAAATGATTGGATTTGATCAGGCATTAATATTTAATCCGGGTATCTCGGAGTGACTGATAAGTGTTGATATACAACGATTGCAGGTCTTTGATGCCTTTCTCAAAGGCTGCATAAGACGCCTGTGCTGCTTCCATGTTGTCTTTAAAAATATATAAATAGTAAGTCGCACCATCGATCAGAACGGTGTCATAGCTTGTAGGAATACGGGTCACATGGTCCGCATTACTTAAATCTGAATAATTCAAAAAATATCGAAACTTGAGGGTGTAGGCTTTATCCGGTGAAGGGCTAACACCGAACCCATTTCCGTGACCTGCAAAGACATTGACTGGAGCAGAAATTCCCGTCGCACCAGAAGCCGCATCTCGATCACGGAAGCTGCGATACCATTCATCACGCTCAATGAATTTGAGGGTTGTGAATGTAGCACTCAAACTACTGTCTTCTTGGATTTGGAACGTGTTCCAGTCCGCTACCTTGAAGTACTCCGGCCAAGTATATTCTTCCTGCCCAGCTACTAAGGTTTCGGTATGCTCTGCGGCATTAAAAGGCCACTCAAACTCAGCTTGATTGATCTTAGCAACTGCAGCTTTCACTGCATCTTTGACCAGAGATTGGATACCTGTGGTCGAAAGAAAGTCGGCTTCTGCGATCTCAACCTCATTGAGACGGCGTAGGACCTGATTGCATAAACTAATGTAAGTGCTGGGCATGGCTAACCTTCAGTTGGAGGTATGGGGCCGACCACCAAGCCAGCCCCAAAAGGTTGTTTAAGCTGCGTTATATTTGGCAGTTACGAGACCCTCTGGTCTCAGAATCTTCCTGCCGTACAAGTGCATGCCACGAACGATGTCAGCAAAGCTGTCTGGATCACGGTAAGTTTCCGTTTTGTTGATCTGTTCAGCAGTTGCGACTGCGCTGTCATGGCCAGCTACGATCACACCAAAGTTTGCGTTTTGGTTAGCTGTGCCTGTGGTTCCAGCGCCGGTACCAACAGCTGGAAGGTTTGAAGACGTATAAACACGGAAGCCGTGGAAATTCTTCAGAACCAGACCATTACGAAGGCCACCAGATTCACCGAAGTCTGAGTTGAAAAGACGGGAGTCTTCATCACGCAGAATTTCCATGAACACTGGATCAACTACCAACCAGCGACCTGTGGTATCAACCTGACGTTGGTCGAGTAAACGAGCCATGCGAGCGACGACCATTGCTGGTGAGGCGTAAGCAGTTGGAAGTGCAGTTGCACCTGGCAAACGAGCAGCTACTGGGATCGAATGTTCCCCAGCAGATGTTGTTGTGATGTTGCCAAAGTCACCTTTTTTCAGCTTCATCGAAGCCAAGAGTTCGTCACTACCAGCGGTCGTGTCAGCCTTTGTACCATTAACTTGGTCGTTGACTGTGTTGGCCGCTCCGTGAAGTGCCGATTGCTTGTAGCCAGACAAATAACCAAGAACTTCTTGGTCATACTGATCTGCAAGCCGGTAGGCAGCACGATCAGTTGCAAGCTGCATAAAGTTTACATGCCATGTTTTCGATAGGTTGCGCTAATCACCTACCCGTTCTCTTATGAACTGCTGCATATTACTATGCAGAGAAGACCATATCATCACCCTAACTTGTTAGGGGTTAGCCGCTTCGAGCCGCTTGGCTCTACTCCCTTTCGGGATGGTCGTTGGACGTTCCTCTTTCAAGGCTTCGCTGCTGATTGCCCTTGCCATTACGCAGTAGGGTGTCCCAGACAATTCAACTAATTTTTCGACAAGGATTACTCCTTGAAGCGCCCAAAAATTAAGCGTGAGCTTCTTCCACATCATCCATTTTGAAGGCAAAATAGTTAGCTTTATCAACAACTAATGAGAAGTCCGCATCATTGAGGTCTTGCGCCGAAACCGTAGTTCCTCGTGCGTAAGCTGAGACAGAAATCTCAGGTTCCTTAATGATTTTTACTGTATCACCTTGGGAGGCGATTTCGCCGAAATAATCCGAGTTGGAAATGTCGCCAACAACTGTTGCTTTACGAAATGCGTTTTGCGTTTTCTTTGAGTAGATTACGCTGGAAAAGTTTCCATTTGGGAGGTTGGAATAACCTCCTGCTTTTTGAAATGCCATTTCTAAACTCCTTGTGAATGGCAGGACGCAAAGGCGTCCGGTCAGCACAGAAGGGACAAGGAAGTGGCAGTACGGTTGGTCTGGGTGGTGACGCAAAATAGCGAAAGGCCAGTTCCGACTGGTGGACTAACGTCTTAAATCTTCTGAAAATAACAATTGCAGGAGTGGGCTAACAGGCGGTCCTGCAATTGAAGGGAGATCGATTTAAATACTATCGATCGGTGATTATCTAGCGCCGCCAGATAAATCATAGTCGAAGGTGCGAGCAGCCATTGCTGCATTAATCGCCTCTTCATATTTCTCAAATTCTTTATCACTCATTTGGGCTACTTGGCTTTCAGAAAACTGCATTTTGCCTTGCGCTGTTGGTGCTGAAGAACTTGTTCGCCCGACGGCTTGAGCCGCTGAGTTTTTGTTAGTGGTTTTGCGCTTACCGGTATCTGACTTGTACAAGTCGATCGCTCGGGAAGCAGCACGAGCATCTGTGTTATTTTTATACAGACTGTCTTGGATGTTGCTGGGCTGTAAGGCCACCCACTCATGAAATGCGGGGTCTTGCCGTATGTCACTAAAGTCAGGGTGAGCCTTCATCAGTTGCTGTTCAGCTTCCTTGCGAGTGAGCTTGCTTTCAAGCTGTTTCAGGCCCTCTAGCCGCTTCTCACCCTCTTCCAAGGCTTCATTCGCTCTCTTTCGAGCAATTGTATCCACGATCTTTGCCACATCAGGATATTTACGGGACCACTGGTCTATTTCATCGTCAGTCTTCGGGAACCTGATCTGACCCTTAGCAGCAGCGTCCAACTGTTTCTTGACGTTAGCAATTTCTTGATCTTTTTGCTGCATCAGTTGCTGGCTATGCCGACGTAAATCGCCGTATCGCTTTTTGAAAGATGCTTCATCTACATCTGAAGTCATTGATGCAGATTGCTCTGCTTGAATCTCTTCTGCGTAAGACAGATTATCCTCTGCCTCTTCGAGACGTCTATATTTTGCCATTTGATTTTCCTTTGGGGGCCGCTTTGCGGGTGGCCCATTAGTTCACACGATGAAACTAACCTTTGGCGTTTTCATCATGCTGTAGGACGTCATTTTTCCGTAAGAATTATTCTGATATTCTTCGGTTTCATCGACGTCAGGCTCTTCGTAGATTGTCTCTACTGAAGCCAATTCAATTTCGTTGCCTTCGGGTGTTTCAATGTAGTCTTCCGCTTCTTGTTCGGAATAACCCGCATCCGATACTTGGGCGTCCTCAACGCCTTCGCCATCGGGTTCTTCTTGCGTTTCACCGTCCACCTCTACCAGCAATCCCATGCCATACATGCTCATGAGACCAGCCTCGGCCTCCTCCTGCATTTGCATGATATGTTTAAGCCCATGCCACTTCACGGTTTGAGCGTTTAAGACGTATTCGTTTTCGGAGATCAGCGCCGGAATATCGTCAGCCACCTCATTATCAGTCACACCCAAAGGAGCATCTTCACTCATCAAACCGCATGGCATCCCACCATGGCTCATCTCGACCAACTCTTCTTTTTCGATGGCCTCTTGAACAGCTTTGCCAACAGTTTCTTCGTATTTAGAGAGTTTGCCATCGCCATCTTTGTCGGCAGCTTTTTCGTCTAATTGGAATTTCTTTTTAGCCATTTTCAAGCCTTCTGCGGTGTTGATGCCCTTGCGGGATTGAGCCAGTGTGAGCATTATTTTGATCCTTCGATCACTTCGTCACGGAGAGTTTGGAACCTACGCATTTCACCAATTGCGCCCTGAATTTTTGAAATTCTTTGAGGGTCGGACGAGGTTTCGAGATGATCTCTCAAAATATCTATCCTCGCATTTACATAGCTTTGGATGTCGCCCATAATTTTCTTGTCGTTAACCAGCAGCAAAAGTGTTCTGTAAAATTGTTGATCCATGAGGGCCTTATGAAAAAATTAGCAGCGTTACTCGCATCAGTCGCAGTTCTTTGGGGAAGCCATGTCGCTGCTGGAGACGTTTTTAAGGGAGAAGAAGCGATAGAGCTTATCGTGCAGGCTCATGAGGAAGGTTTGATCTTATCTAATGTGGAACAATCAGGCGTCGGTGCGGGCCACTTACTTACAATGCTGCTAGATCGCAGATACATTGTTTGCCGTATCAACATCCTTGATCAAATTTGCTCAGACCAAACAGGCATTTCAGGTGAATATGAAAAGTAAACTGACTAGACCAGCTTCCTAAAATTAGGCAGAAGAAAATTTAACCCTGTCCGTCATCCACCTCGAAACAATAAAGAGCAATATTGCTGGTGGTTACCAAAACTGTTGCTTCAGCTTTATGCTCTAAACACTCTTTTTGATTAAGAAATTGACCTAATTGGTAGTGAGTCACGTTGTTGTTGACTAGCTGAAAAAACACCAGCACCCACATTACTGTACGGGGCCTTGCGGTGCTGCATTTGGAGGCACAGGTTGCTGGCCACCATTGTCACCGCCACCAGCCCCTGTGAAGCCCGGTGCGCCCGGTTCTGGGGCATTACCCGGTCCAGTGTTACCAGCGCCAGTTCCAGTGGGGTCTTGGACGCCTGAGGCGCCTCCCTGAGGTGCAGGAACGCCTTGTGGTGGCTGAGGCATCATAGCCTGAATTTCAGCCATCATCTTAGCCTGAATTGCGGCTTCTCTTGGGTCGTTTAAGATTTTGTCCTCATCCAAATCCATTGAGGCTGCGATCTCACGCAAGATGTAATCATACTTCACAAAGGGCGCCATTGCTGGGTTCTGAGACATCTGCATAAATTGCAGCAAACGCTGACTACGGATTTCATTGCGCATCAGGCTCTCAGTGCCTCTGGCACGGACGTCTAAGTCACCCTTCACAAACTCTTCATCGAAGTTGAATTGCATATTGAATGCGAAGAGTGCTTTGCCCAAAGGAGACAGAAGATAATCGTCGATATTGCGAACTACAGCTTTGATATTTTGTGCTGCGGCGCCCATTAGCATCGACATGCCTGACGCAGTCCGCCCTACCCCCATCACACCACCTACGCCGTGGCTGTATGAAGGGATGCCAGTGCTTTCGTCTGACAACTGCCGAGCCTTATCGAACATCATCAAAAGTTCCTGCGACACGTTTGGAAACTTAGTCCCAAAGATGGCTTGCCCAGGAGCGCCAGCCTGCCGGCGGAATACTTTGCCGGGGTACACCGATAAGTCTTGCCCAGGCACCAAGTTGGTTTCATCGATCTCAATCAGGAGATTGCCGGACAGTGCGCCGTTATCAACCGCCATCCGCATGAAGCCATTCATCAGCAGCTGGGTGTCTTCCATGTTCTCGGCAACACCAATGCCAAACATGCTGTAAGGGTTTAGCTCATAGGGAACGGAAGCATAAGGAATGCGTGTGGGCGTAAAGGGGTTCAAAACCAGTCGTAAAATCTGACCGTTGCAAACCCAAACATTCACCTGAATTTGATCACGATCTTCGAGACTATCAGGCATTTCAATATTAGCTTCTTCAGCCAACTCTGTATCAAGAACACCCCAGTATTCTAACACTTCAAAGCGATCGACGCCTTCAACGAGACCACTGTCATCAAGACTGTCTTCCCAGTACTCACGAACATAATTCGTGCCATACTCGATGGCTAATTCTATACTTTCCTCACGGAAATGAGGCCGGCGCTTCAAACCACGCATTTGGGTGCGATTTAAACGATGGCGTTGAATGGTAAACTCGGATTCCGCCACATTTCGTGCGTCAGGATCAGGATAAAAATCCCAAATAGAAACGTACTCTACTTTTGGGATGGTTTCATACAGAGGGTCATAAGTGCCTTCCGCATTCCATCTGGGATATTCTTTGTCAAAGGCAAAAGGACCTTTGATAATACCGGTCCCAAACAGACAGCATTCAAATGCCATTGAACGAAGGTGCTTTGATGCCTGACTTTCCTCAAGCTGGTCATGCATCTTACGTTCCATCATCTGAGCGGCCTTTTTAGCAGGCTCAAATGTTATTGCTGTAGGTGTTCGCCCAGCGCCCTGCTCCATTTGGTCGCCCAACGGCTCAACTCGGGCCTGATATACTCCAAGGTCTTTTGCTACGTCGGGTCGGACAATCGAGCGAGGTACTTGGTAGTCTACACCAGTCTTTTCTTTGACTACTTCAGTCGTCAGAGCATTGGCATCGAAATGTACAGCATCAGCGACATTGTTTGGATAGTTTCTAGGCTCAATTCCAATTGGAAACTTTGATCCAGCAAATAAGACATCCACGATCTGAGCATATGCGGCCAGAACCTTAGTTTTCGTGATTTTTACGAATGTTTTAGACTTTTCGCTGTCAGTAAACTGGACATCAGGGCCGTACAGTCCACGATAGTTGCGGTAGGACATCAGCCAACGCTCTTCGTCCACCATTCGATCATCTTTTGAACGACGGAACTGACCTTCAACATAGGCTGCTATACCTGAGTATTCTGTATTTTCCTGCTCAACATCACCATCCTCCTCCAAGGCCGTAACTGTAGCAGTCTCGGTCATGTTTTCAGGATCAACGTCAGTGGGTTTTTGCATTAAAGCCATGAATGTTTACTTTTATAGTTGGAGGTGATTGGCTGTAGGCGCACTGGGAGCCGCCGAATATGACAGAAGAAGAAAAGCAAATGTTAAGAAACTCATTTGCGGGTAAATCCGTTTCTCAAATGACGCCCGATGAACGCAAAGTTTTTGATGAAGATTTCCAATATGGGTTTGGCAATAAACCAGCCAGTAAGCCGTCGGTTTCGAAAAACCTCCCACTCGCAAGATCAAAAAGCACAACTTTGGCGGTTCTGAAGCTCAAACAGTTAATCCAGCGCAAATAATTTTCGTGCTAATATCCAAAAACTGCGTCTACCGGTCGGTAGGTGTGTTGGTTAGTGCCAGTGCCGAAATCAAATGGTGAGAAAGATTTAGGTCGGCTCATTATCCCATAACGAACGCTGTCGTAGGCATGATCTGAGGTGTATCTTTGATCGATGTCGTCGCCACCTTTAGGGTCTGATGGGATGACAGGTAAATCGGCGATAATCTGACGGCAGTTGTTAAAGAATATGATGCCGGGTTTTTCCGTTACTTCGTCTATTTTAAGCAACTCATGGAAACGGTTCTTACCAGCTACCCTTGCACCCGCTGATCTGTCGCTTGGGCGCCATCGACACCCTTCTGCGATCATTTCTTCAGCAATACTGGGGCCAATTTGCCCTCTATTGTGCCAGCAAGAGCTATCGAGGATGC